CGATGTAAATCAGCCACGAGGAATATAGGTTCAAACGAAAAGGTTGGCTAAGTCTAGTTTGTTAACAAAGATTAGGAGTATAGTACCTTCAATATTTGGAGGTGATTCTGCATTAAAGAGAGTTACGGGATTGTCTCCGTTCTACGGAAGATTAGATGAGGGCATAAGACCAGGCGAATTTAGTTTCCCTGACTATATGAACCTTACGGATAACATCTTCAGCGTATCATCCGACCAAGAAATTATTAAAGCGGTTACGGATTGTCCTCAAATCGGAGCAATCTTACATAGCAAGTCTAACGCATACGTTAATGGTATCGTAGAAGTGTTATCTAAGTCAACACGCAACAAGGTTAAAGGTCAAGATAAGCGTTGGCAGACGTTGATGGAACATCCTAATGTATTGCAGAATGGAGAAGCGTTTAGGGCGCAGTTGAAGTTCTACATAATGGCATTCGGTTATTGTCCTGTCTTGCGTATCATACCTGAAGGATATGAGTTTGGTACTGAAATAAGCGCACTATGGGTACTTCCTCCACATTCAACGGAGATTAAGTTCAAGAAGGGTAATATGATGTACACGGATAACATCAGCAACCTCATTGAATCGGTTACCTTGCGTAGAGATAACGTAAAGTACACCATCAAGAAGGAGGACGTATACATCTTCACGGACACAACACCTCTAAGAGATAATAGTTACCTACCTTGCTCAAGGGTATCATCGTTGCAGTTCCCTATCAACAATATCATCAAGTCATACAAGACGGAAGGTCGTATCATCTCTAAACCATTGGGTATCTTAGCGAATCAAGCAAGAGATACCATCAGTACGTTACCGATTGGTAGCAAGGAACGTAGAGAGTTACATCGTGCGTTCAAGTCTTATGGTACAAGTGATGGGCAAGAAGATACTATCATCACGGATGCTACGTTGAAGTGGGAACATATGATGTATCCAGTTAGTGAGTTGCAGATGGTTGAGTTACGAACCGCTAACGCTGCCATCCTATGCGATGGTATGGGTTATCCGTTTGACTTGTTTGGTAAAGATAAGGGTACTACGTTCACTAATGGCGCAAGTGCAGGTAAGACGTTGTATCAGAACTTCATCATCCCTGAGAGTAAGAATATGGATACTCAGTTTAACGAGTGTTTGTATGGTGACATCAATGGTGTTGAGTATGTGACTTGTTTCGACCACGTTGCAGCCTTACAAGATGACATCAAGGCAAGAGCAGAGGTAAGGAAGTTAAACATCGAAGCAGCGACATTGGAGTTCAACTCTAATGGTATTACTTATAACCAATTCTTAGTAAGTATAGGGTATCACGAAGTATCAGAGCCATATAGCGATATGTATGCGTGGCAGATAAGACAAGACTATCCTGAGTTCTTTAACAACACAAGCAATGGAACAAGCAACACAACAACGCAAGATAGCGGAACAGCCACTAACGAAGCAACAGTTACAGGAAATCAAACGTCTAGCGGAACTCAAACTCAAAGCACTCAAGGAGCATAAAACGATATTAAAATGATTAAGTCACACTATTTCCCATCACGCACGTTCACTTCCAAAGAGGAGTTGTTTAAGGCATTGAAGGATTCCGAGATGGACATCATTGAGTTCAAGACGGCTAACGTATACAAGGGTTGTGATAAGTCTACTACGATTGGTAAGTCTCACAACACTAAGGAAGCTACTAAGGGCATAGGATTCGCCACTAAGGAGAACTATATCTATCCTATAATCAGTACTACAAGGTATATGGATAGCCACGATGACGTTCACTTCGATGGTTGTTTTACTAAGACAGTTAAGGAACAACAAGGTAAGGTTTACTATTGTGCCGACCATAACCTATCACTATCAGGCATCATTGCATCGAAGAAGAACGTAGAGATGATGGTTGAACCTGTTGATTGGTCTATTGTAGGTAAGGAGTATGAAGGGCAAACGGAAGCGTTAGTCTTTGCCATAGACAAGGCTAAGATTACGAATCAGTTAGCGTTAGATATGATTGAATCCGATCCTGAGTTAGAGAATAGTATCCGTATGCAGTACGTTAAGGTGCAGATGGGTGTAGATTCAATGGATAAGATGTATGCAGAGAACAAGAGGTACTACGATAGTCGCATAGGCGAGATAGCCAACGCTGATGTAGTAAAGGAACAAGGATACTTCTTTGGTGTAGAAGAGTTGAAGATACACAAGGAAGGAAGTATGGTTATTGCAGGTGGTAGTAACGATGCAACACGAATATATACTGAGCCGACTAAAGTCACTCAGACTATTATAGAGCCGACTACGGTCACTCAAACGGAACGAAACAAAGATTATTCAAAAATTAAATTCATTTAAAATGACAAAAGTAGAAAAGGCAGCACAAGACGCTGCTATACTAGCCCAGTTTGAAGAAAGCATTAAAGATTTGCCTGAAACTGAAAAGACCCTGATGAGAACAGTAAAGTCTCAAATTGATTCAGCATTAGCTAAACAAACTTCGGAGAACGAAGAAGCTACCGCTAAAGCCTTAGAAGATGCCCTTGCGCAACTTAAAGAGCAAGAGACTATCAAAGCTATGGCTAAGACATTACAAGCGCAAGGATTGGCTATTAGCCGTATCGAAGCAAGTAAGTTAGTTCCTAACGCAGAACCTGCTACTTTTGGAGAATCTTTGAAACAAGCATTGGAAGCACAAGCATCTACACTTGAAGAAGTACGTTCACAAGGCGGTCTTCGTAAAGGTCAAGACTTGGAGTTTGAAGTCAAAGGTGCTGTTTCTACAACTAACATTACGGAAGCTACTACTATCTTATCAACAGGTACTTATGGTAGCTTGATGCAAAATACTGGTATTGTTAGTCCTATCAGACGCAGACCAGAGCAGTATCTACAATCAGTTACAACAGGTACAATCAATACACGCTATGCAATGTGGATTGAAGAAACTACTGAAGATGGTGTTCCTGTAATGATTGCTGAAGCAACAACAAAAACTATGATTTCTGTTCTCTATTTGGAGAAAACTCAGAAAGTAGAAAAAATTGCCGTTTATTCTAAAGTTTCTACGGAAATGTTGGCTGACTTGCCTCAATTGACAAGTTTCATCCAAAACTCTATGTTGAAGCGTGTTAGCGTTGTTATTGAGAATCAATTATTCTCAGGTTCAGGTTCAACTCCACAAATCAAAGGTGCAACGCAATGGGCAAGTTCATTCGCAGCAGGTGGGTTAGCTAATAGCATTCCTTACGCTAACGAAATTGATGTTATCAATGCAGTAGCAAACCAAACAGGTCTTGCTTTCGGTACACCTAACGCAATCTTTGTTCACCCTGATACATTGAACAAAATCTTTGGATTGAAATCAACAACAGGCGAACCATTATACAAAGATTATATGGATTGGTCTATTGGCGGTATGAACCGTACGTTGAACATCGCAGGTATGAATGTATATGCTACTCCTGCCATTACAACAGGTTATTACTTAGGTGGTGATATGACATCATTGAACGTATTGTTCAGAGAAAACTTGAACATCCGTTTAACTCCATCAGGTGATGATCCAATCAGTAACTTGATGACACTTATCGTTGAGGCGCGTCTTGTTCAGTTTGCATCTGCTAACGACACAGGTACAATTGTATATGGTGATTTCGCAACAGCTATCGCAGCTTTAACTTCAATCGCATTAGCATAAATTAAATAACAATGGCAAAACCTAAAGTAAATAAAGTAATAGAAGAATTGGATGTATTGGATACTCCTATCGTTGAAGAACAACAACCAATCGTAGAACTTCCTATCTTAAAAGGAGACCAAACAATCATTGGATTAGGTTTAGGTGGACTTGTTAAGGATAAGGAATATAAGGTTTCATCCGACATAGCTACTATTTTAATTACTAAAGGTTTTGCCTCTTTAAAAAACAAATAAATGAAAAAATTAGGAATCATATTACTGATGGCTGCGCTCTTCAGTTGCAACGACACACAAGCGCAAATTACAATGTATAAGTCAACCGCTTTACAAAGTGGTATTACTACAAGTACAACAGATACGTTGGACAATAGTGAAACTACTTATTTTAATGCACCATCAGGTTCATTAAATAAATACACGGCTTGTAACTATACGGTACACTTTACATTAGATACTATTTCAGGATCAGTAACTCCTGGTAATGTTATTCTTCAAGGAAGTTACGATGGTACAACTTGGTTTAATTTAGGTGGTAATCCTGGTATTGATGGAAAAAACTGCGATTCATTAACTTATGCAGTAGGTAATTGTGCCAATGCGGTAAACTATGTAAGTTCAATGGGCGGTACTACTAAATACGCTTATACTGTACTTAATTCAGTAAACTCTCCTAGAGTAACTTATATTCGTTTAAAAATTGTTTCAACAGGTACTCAATCTACGAGGGTTTACAATGTCAAACTAATTCCATTTACACGATAGTATGAGCCAAATAACTCAATTAAATCATTTCGCAGGTAATATTTATTTACCTAATGTAACTTCACAAGCAACCGTAGAAGGTGCAAAAGCTACTGCGTTCATTAATAAATATGAGCCTGAGTATTTGCAATATATACTTGGTTACGAGTTATATGATTTATTTGAGAATGGTTTATTGACTAATACGACTATCTACAAGAATATCAGAGATGGGGTTACCTATACTGATGTTTGGACTGGTCGCACGGAGAAATGGTATGGTTTTGCATCAGTTGGTACGAATCCCATAGCGAATTACATTTATTATCAGTTGTTGAAAAACAACGCACAACAAACAACAGGAATTGGTCAGGTGAACACGGTAGCGGAAAACGCTACTCGTGTCTCTCCTGAGATTCCA